AGGAAATGTTGTTGGGCCAAATGTTTTAGCATCAGAAAAAATGTCAGGTCAATTTGACCCGATTTCTGACACCGTTACATTTATTAACCCAGGAAAAATGAATTTAGGTTTTAACAATGCTCTTGAAACTGAAGGCAAAACTGTGTATAAAGTTGGGGAAGGTCAAATAGAAAGCACAATTACTGTTGTGGGCGGGGAATTAAATTCAAATTATTTAATGTATTTTCAAGAATGGTTTTTTGATTTGTTTTCTAATTGGATTTGGGCGTGGCAATTATGATAGATCTACAAAACATGGTGGTTAAAACCCTGGTTGCTAATGACAATGCTAGGGCTAGATCTCAACAGGTAGCCATTGGGCCATCTGCAATTGGCGGTTGCCACCGCAGACTTTGGCATGACATAGCGCAAACAGAGCCTACAAATGTTGGCGATAAGTTAGGCGCAATTTTGGGTACTTTCATTCACACAGGTATTGAAGATGCAATACGCCGTGAAGATCCATTTGGTGTTCAGTATGAATTAGAAATTGCCGTTGAAGCCAATGGAGTTCCTGGTCATGTGGATTGCTATGACAAAATCAATCACACGGTTATTGATTGGAAAACAATCAAGAAAGGCAGTGGCCGTTATTTTGGCAGTAACAACAGGCAACAGGTTTGGCAGATACATCTTTACGGCTATTTGCTCATACAAAATGGTTACACAGTAAAAGATGTAGCCCTAGTTGGTATCCCGCGTGATGGAAAAATGTCTGACATTTTGGTTTATTCACAGCCTTATGATGAAGATGTTGCATTACAAGCGTTGGCGCATTTAGAAAAGACTAGGGAAATGGTTGCTCAGCAACTTAAACCTTCTCCTGAAAAACCCCTGGCTTTTTGCGCGGACTTCTGCCCGTACTACGATCCGACAGGAGAAGAAGGTTGCCCCAGTATTCAGAAGTAGATTGGGAGAAGGCAGAGTGTAAGCGTTTAGAAATTTACACAGATCTTTTTTATGACATAGAAGAAGAAAGATCTGTAAACGCTTATGACCACATCAATGCGGTGCGGGCTATCTGCGTCTCTTGCCCTATTTGGAAAGATTGTTTAACCTACGCATTTCAAAATGAAGATTACGGAATGTGGGGCGGCATGACTAGCCAGGAGAGGGCAAGCATTGATCAACCGTTGAAATACCCCAATCAACGGATTAGAGGGCTTCAGGCTTTGAAGCAAATGGGAATTTCATTGGAAATGATTAAAAAATGTAAGGAAGGCAAAAAATGAAAGGCAAAATAATTTTTATGTCAGCAAAAGAGGCAACAGATTTTATTTTGCCACGGCATTATTCAGGCCGTAAACCTGCTGTTTCACATGCGTTTGGTTGGGTAATTGATGATGTTCTAAAAGCAGTAATTACTTATGGTAAACCCGCAAGCAATACATTATGCACAGGGATTTGCGGAAAGGAAAATTCTCAGTATGTGTACGAATTGAATAGATTATGCAGAATTGATGATTTAGAAGAACCTTTATCACAATTTGTTTCAGCAACTCTAAGGCGATTGTCTATAAAAGATTTGATAATTGTTTCTTACGCAGATAGCGGCGCTAATCATAATGGTTACATTTATCAAGCAACTAATTTTATTTATACAGGCAAAACAAAACAAAGGTTAGAGTTCCATGTTCCAAATGGTCATTCAAGACATGGAAACAAAGAGTCAAATTTGAGACAAATTAGGACGGCAAAACACCGTTATGTTTTTTTTGCAACAAAAAACAAAAGATTAAAAAAACAATGGGTAACTGCTTTGAATTATCCTGTTTTGCCCTACCCAAAAGAAATTAGCAAAAATTATGTTTTAGGAACAATTTTGAAACCTACCGTAGTTACAATTTCTGAGGAGGCAAAATGACCTGGATTAAATTAGATGACACATTGCCCAACAATCCTAAGATCCTGCCGCTGAGTGATAAGGCTTTCCGTTTGTACATTGAGGGATTGTGTTACGCCAATCAATACCTAACAGATGGTTTTCTTGCTCAAGCGGTAGTCAATCGCCTAGACAGCGGCAACGCCTACCAGGAACTTCTTGATGCGGGGCTATGGATTGATGTAGAAGCAGGGGCGCAGATCCATGACTATTGCAAGCATCAAACAAGCCGCAAGGTGGTTGAGGAAAAGCGTGAGCAGGTTCGCAATCGTGTAACGCGTTACAGGGAAAAAAGTAACGCTGATGTAACGATACCAGAAACAGAAACAGAAACAGAAACAGAAACAGAAACAGATAAAAGACATGTGTTTGATGAATTTTGGAAAATCTACCCATTAAAGGTTGGCAAAGGTGCGGCTTTAAAAGCATTTGTAAAAGCAGTGCGCACAACTGATGCAGACATAATCATTAAAGGCGCTCAGAGGTACAAATTAGACCCGAACAGATCTCAGGCATACACAGCACATGCCTCCACCTGGTTAAACGCGCAGAGATGGCTTGATGAGGCTTTACCAACCCGTAATCTTTCTCCCGCAGAAATTAAGGAAAAAGAATTACATGAAGCGCGCATAAAAACAGAGCGAGAGAAGGAGCAAGCGGCAGAATGGTTCAGAGAGCAGGAAGAAGCAAAACGCAACGCAGTTCCACCACCCGCAGAACTACGAGAACTTTTGAGAAAGAGTTTTACAAAATAACTCAAACATTATCTGTAACTGTTACACTTGATGTAACCATTACAGGAGGAACTATGACTAAGCAGTTAGTTGATCCCGCGGTTGTACAACCAGGTGATCATGTATTAGCAAAAGGCCATGATTTAATGGTGAAATACATACAAGGCCCTGACCACATTGGCGTTTATGATTTTCATGGCGTTAATGAAACTGGCGCGGATCAAATTGCAACAGCGCAGGATCTCATTACACTTCTCAGGTGATTACTTTTCAGGTTGATGGTCAGCCAGTGCCGCAAGGCTCTATGAAGGTCATCAATGGGCATGTCATTCATGCCAAAGGATCTGAATTAGCCGCATGGCGTTCTTCTATTGCTTTACGGGCTAGGGAAGCAGGGGCAAAGCCCCACATTGAGCCAGTAGAAATTGACATGATTTTCACAATGGCCCGCCCAAAGACCGTAAACCGCCCTGAGCCTTCAGTAGCCCCTGACCTAGATAAACTGGTCAGAGCAGTCCTAGACGGCCTTACAGCCATTGCCTACCGTGATGACGGGCAGGTTGTACGCCTGACGGCGGCTAAGCAGTATGGGATTAACCCTGGTGTGTGGGTTCAAATGTGGGCCAAAATGCCTGCTTAGGCATGTGACGCAGTTCACATAATAAATTGCACAAAAAATGCAAATGTTTTTGACATAACCCTGGATCTACCGTAATTTATCTCTTGTAAGGGCAGGTAGCCCAAAAGGAGGCAAAAATGAAGTTGGTAGCAACAGACACAAAAGTAACAGTTAAATGGTTTGTTTATGCTGGTGAAGAAAAGATCCGTTACACATCAACAATGCGCGGCGCATGGGGTTATGACGCAGTTTGTTCATGCGGTTACGAAACAAAAACTGGTGGCGGAGTTCGCCGCTATGTTTTAGAACTAATGGAAAATCACAAGCGTTTTGAACACAACTACACATGGAGTTTTGCTTCTAATCGCGCAAAGGAAGGTAACTAATTATGACTTACACAGAAGTTATTGCACAAAAGTTAAAAGTAGATTTAGCAACTGCAACCAAAATTCAAAATTTTATCAATTGTTGGTTTGATTTTCGCTGGAGTAGTGCCACTACAAATCAAATTGTTAAAACTGCAAAAGAAGCATACGCCATGATGCAAGACCCAAGACATTCAAAAATGGTAGAAATGATGGAGGAGGCAAACTAATGCTTATTTTTGATTTTTTTGCTGGAACTGGCAGTTCAACACAAGCATTTGTAAATGCTGGACATACAGTAATTAAAATTGAATTAGATGAACAATTTGAAGCGGAAGAAAGAGATGTTCTTGCTATGAGCGCAGAATACTTAATCTCAAAGTATGGCAAACCTGATTTTGTTTGGGCTTCACCACCTTGCACAACTTTTTCAGTGGCTTCTATTGGGCATCATTGGTTACAGGGGGGGGCAAATCCTATTCCGAAAACTAAAGAAGCAGTTATTGCTCAAGATCTTGTAAAACACACACTAAAGTTAATTCAAGAATTAAATCCGCCTAAAGGTTGGCTTGTGGAAAATCCACGCGGCATGTTAAGGAAATTACCCGTAGTTAAAGATTATGAGCGAAGAACTGTTACTTATTGCCAGTATGGAGATACGCGTATGAAACCAACAGATTTATGGGGAACAGTACCAAATTGGATTGCTCGCACACCATGCAAAAATGGTATGCCTTGTCATGTAGCCGCACCACGCGGATCAATGACTGGAACGCAAGGAATTGAGGGCGCAAAAAATCGTTCACGCGTACCTTATGAATTAGGGTTAGAACTTATGGAAACAATGGAGGCAAAATAATGAATAAAGAACAAGCAATGGCAATTGTAGAAAGTACAGAACTTACTACTGCTCAATGGACAGCATTAAAATGGTATTTCAAACAAAAAAAGAAGGAAAAAAAATGAAATGTCCTATTTGTGGAATAGACACAGCCCCAACGCAAATGCGTAAGGTTGGAATGTGTAAAGTTTGTGAACGGTCAATGAAAAAAGAAAAGAGAACATGTCAATGAAGTTTAAAGTAGAGATAACGGTTGAGTGGAATGAGTTTGCAATTCCTGCTAACAAAAGCCAATCAATGACTAATGGTATGCAACGCGAACAGATAGCGTTTCTAATTCAGGATAAATTGGCAGACCTTAAACCACAAATCCATAATGTCTATAAACAACGATCCTGATGCGCCTAGATGTATTTGGTGTGGAACTTACGGATCACCTGGCAATTTTGTAATTGTCTTTGAGCAAACAGTTGGAAACCCACTTAGCGAGTGCGAGTGGTGCGGCACACAAGAATGGTTCAGAAGGAGGGCAAGCAATGGAAAAGAAAGTTAATTTGACACGCAGAGGCAAAGTTGTGTTGGGAATTGTTATAGCCGTGATTGTTTATTGGCTGTACGACATAACAACACCTGATCAATGCAAGGTAGCAATTGAACAAATGTCGCAATTTTGCAAAGATTTGAGATACCCATGAGCGCGCCTTATGGACAAACTCAATGTGATGATTGCGAACAATACAATGCCATTTGCGCAGAATGTGGCGTGTGTTTTGTATGTTGTGGCGTAGAAATGCACAAGGAGTAAAACATGACACCTGAAGAAGTAATTAAAAATCATTTAATCCCTGTTGAAGATGTTTTAACAGCCTGGATTGAAGGCCCGTATGTAAAGAAAATGTTGGAGTCAGAACACCGTGAGCGCTATTTAGGCTTTGTGGAAGGCATTAGATTGAGCAGGGCTAATGTAATTCAAGCGCGGATCAACTTAACCCCCCAGGAGGAAGAATGATTTTGATTGCAGGCGTAATTATTATGACTATTTTAGGCGTTGTAATTGAAGAAATTTGCTATAAAATAGAGCAGTCCTAAAAATAACCTGAAAGGGGTAAAGAAATGGACAATTTAATTTCATGGTGTAAGTGCGGTAATCGGGTTTATGGTGATGCCGCTTGCGAAGTTTGTAGAAAGTTGGCGAACGGCTAAAGCCTGAAGCGCTTAACGCAAATCCTTTTAAGCGCCGCATTAGCGGTAGGAATTGTGTTTGCTTCACCTGCGGCGGCTCAAGCCCCAAAGTTAGAGTTGCATCAGTTACCGCCTAAGTTAATGGCAGAAACTATGGTGAAGAAAGATTACATTGATCATAAAAAGCAGTTTGCCTGCCTTGATCAATTGCTAACTAAAGAAAGCGGCTGGCGTACCAATGCGCTAAACCGTTCTTCAGGCGCGTTTGGATTGTTTCAATTTATGCCTAGCACATGGGCTAATTACAAATTTCCATTTATGCCCAAAGATGCCTACACGCAAATGCGGGCTGGATTACGCTATGTGCATAAGCGTTACGGATCTCCCTGCGCGGCATGGAATTTTTGGAAAAAGCAGGCTGGCCCTGATTTACATGGAGGTTGGTACTAATGACCACATCACCATTTGGCCTGCCATTGCGCGTTGATCTTCCTACGGTAAATCCTACTGAATGGGAAGATGAAGAAGAAGATGGCGATTGATAAGAAAGTTGTTGCTACCGTAATTAACAGGGCCAATGGCTATTGTGAAGTGTGCGGTGGTTCTGCTTTGCCTGAAAACATGGCCTTGCATCACCGTAAACTCAAATCAAGGGGCGGCAAAGACACGGTTTCAAATCTTATTTTGATCCATCACGGTTGCCATAATCTAAAAACCGATAGTATTCACCTCAAGCCTGCAAGCGCAGAACAAAAGGGTTGGATTGTGCCTTCATACAGAGAGCCACATGAATTTCCTTTTGTGAAGCCTGATGGTTCAATTGTATTACTACAAGATGATGGCACTGAGGCCGTAATGATGGAAGGTGATTGATGAACATAAATGTAAAAGGTAATTTAGGCAGTGATCCTGACCTAAAGTTTTCAAAGAACAACACCGCTTATTGTAATTTTTCATTAGCATACACACCGCGTAAGCAAGTAAACGGTGAGTGGCAAGATGGCGAAACAATGTGGTTTAAAGTTGTTGCGTTTGGTACAAAGGCTGAAGCAATTGCAGATACTTTTAGAAAAGGTGACACAGTTGTAGTTGTTGGCGAGTTGGCACAAAGCACATACACAGACAAAGAAGGCAAGGAAAAAACTTCTATGGAGATTACAGCCAAAGAAGTAGGTTTAGTTCCTAAACTGGGAAAGCCAAAGTCAGGACAATTTGCAACTAAGGAGGCAACACCGTGGTAGATGATCTAATGAGCGCGGCTGAAGTATGCGAGCGCTTGAACATTACATTAAATAACTTACGACAGATCCAACACCGTAAAACACTTACATGGGTACAAAAGTCAGGCCGTA